GGAAAAAAGTAGATCAAACCAAAGAAACGAAAGAAGAAACTAACCGAAATAAATAATAATCATGGCACACGTCAAAGCTACTAGCAAACAACAACCAATCGTTACCCTTAAGCCGGGAACTTACGAACTTATCGTGACCGATTGCAAGGAAAGTCAAACTAAGAGCGGTCATGACACATTCCAAATGGTCATGAAGACGCCCGATCCAAACACCTACGTGACTGATAACCTCGTTTTTAGCGAGGCAGCAGCGTGGAGGGTTAGCCAGTTTATGCGCGGAACGGGTGCACGCATCGAAGAAGGAGAAGATATCGACATCACACCCAATGATGTCATTGGGATGGCACTGCTTGCCAAAGTCATCGTCGAGAAATACAACGATAAGAACTACAATAAAGTAGAGCGTTACCTTGACCCATTGGACCCCAACGAAAAAGCTCCAACACCTTCATCTTCAAATAACGAATCGTCATTTTAAACTAACGGTAAGACTTGGTATGCCTTGGTCTCTCGGTGAAATGCAAGGCCAAGGCATACCATTCTAACATGAAAACCAGAGATATTGAAGGATTTGCCGATTACGAAATCACTGAAGAGGGGAAAGTGTTTCGCAAATGGCGACGCAAACAAATACACACAACGATCAAGGCGACATCACCTTACGCCTACGTCGCGCTATGCATCGAAGTCAAACCTTACACAAACGTTCAGAAACCGTTGCACAAGCTTGTTGCCGAGGCGTTCTGCGATAATCCCGATGGGCATACTTACGTAAAGCACCTAAACGGCGATTTGTGGGATAACCGCGCCGAGAATCTTGAGTGGACTCCCGCCACGCGCCCGCAGAAACTTACCGTTGCCGAGGTTGAGGAAATCCGAGACCGAGCACGGGATACCTCTTACAGGGAGTTGGCTAAAAAGTATAATGTTAGCTATGCAACCATTTGCGATGTGATAGGCGGTGAAACGTGGAGGAGTGTAGATTTATGAGTTTTAGCGTTAGACCGTATCAAACCGAGGCCATTCAGTCGGTGTTATCCAAGTTTAAGGAACACAATAGCCTGTTACTCGTCGCCGCTACTGGCGCTGGTAAAACTTACATGAGCATTAGCATTGCTCAGAGGTGTTTAGCTGTCGGTAAGCGGGTGTTATTCATCGTTCACCGACAAGAATTAGCGAATCAAGCTATTGATGCTTTCGGTCGGGTAGGTATCACTGCTCACCTGGAAAAAGCAGAGCACCGGGCACCGATGAACGCTGATGTTGTGGTTGCCAGCGCTCAAACATTGCTAACGCGAAAGGAACGGTTCCCTGTCGATCATTGGGGCCTTGTGATAGCCGATGAGGCGCATCACTACGCGTCTTCGGATAAGTGGCGCGAGGTTTATACGTATTGGTCAGGGAAGAAACTAGCTATCACGGCCACGCCACACAAACGAATGGGCGAGATTTGTGATGAACTAGCCTACCAAGTCGGTCTCGCTGATCTTGTTAAACAAGGGTTTCTGGTTAGGCCAAAGGTTATCAATTTCCCTATCGAGATAGACCTATCCAACCTAAAAAAAGCTGCCGGGGATTACACAGCCAAGTCTTGTGGTGACGCCGTTCGTCCAGTGCTTCAACCATGCGTCGAGGCACTAAAGCCCTACCTGCAAAGCCGTCGCACATTGGTGTTCCTTCCTTTGGTCGATGTCTCCAAGACGTTCGTGACGCTCTGCCAGGAAGCAGGGATTGAAGCCAAACATGTCGATGGGATGAGTGATGATCGGGCCGAAACCGTTGAGTGGTGCAAAAACATGCCAGACGGGGGCGTGATGGCCAATTGTAGTGTTCTTACAGAAGGTTTCGACGCTACCGTCATTGATCAGGTTCTCATGCTGAGACCTACCGAGTCGTTGGCATTTTTCCAACAAGCCATTGGCCGAGGATTACGAATGCATCCCGGCAAGGAGGATTGCCAAATATTGGACCCTCTCTACCTAACATCCAAGCACTCGCTAATTACCCCCGCGCATCTTGTTGCCGGATCGCAAGAGGAGGCCAAGGAAATCAGCGAGGCTATCGAGGATCATGACCATACCATTGACCTGGAAGAACAAGAGGACTTGCTAGAACTCGCCGCTGAACTGAAAGAGGCTCGCCTCCTAAAAATTAAGCGTGAGCTAGACCGCAAACGCCAAAACAAATCACGGACCTTTGACCCAATCGCCCTGGCCGCTGAACTAGGCGATGTCGAACTTGCCGAATACGCCCCTCGTTTCGGATGGGAAACGGAACCGGCATCACCAAAACAGTTGGAGACGCTTGAAAGATTAGGCGTCGATTCAGCAATGGTCGAGTCACGCGGCCACGCCAGTGCGCTCATGGATCGGTTGCTCCAACGCAAGGGTATGGGCCTTTGCTCCGTGAAACAACTGCGCCTTTTACGGCAATGGAAAACACCTAACGCGGGGCAATTCACTTTTGAACAAGCTTCCGACGTTATTTCGCAGCGGTTCGCTCATTATCACCAACGCTGACAAGCGCCAACAAGAAGACTAACGACTGCAAAATAAATATCATGGTCAATTTCAACAGCGATTACCCCGATATGGCTAACTTCCACGCCGATAACCCTGAATGGGAATCCCTGACATCCGATCAAGTTGAGGTGCTCATGGACGCTTATTCCGATGCTATCGGCAAAGAAATCTATCAACTGTGCGCCGTGTTCGTCAGTGCCATGGATACGCTAGGAATGCCTAGGTCCCAATACGATTCCATTTTACGTTGTTACATTGAGTCTATAGCGGCTCAAGAATAGCATGGCAGTCTGTAAAGCAATGGCCAAACACGGGCCAAGATACGATTGGGAAGCTTTACGCGCCCACCTGCGAGAAATCGACCTCGAAGACTATATCGCCAAGGTCAGCGGCACCGTTTTCCACGGGCCAGAGTCCAATCGGCGCGGCAAGTGTCCACTTCACAACGGGAACAATAACACTAGCTTCAAAGTAAGTTTCCACCAAGGAGTATGGCGCTGGCAATGTCACTCCGCATGCGCCACGTCAGGAGATATCATCGACTTTGCTGAGAAGTTCCAAGGCTACACCCGCAAGGATGCGCCTCTCTTGGTCGCTAAGGCACTCGGCATCGATCCTCAACGAGGAACCGCCAGCTACAAACAACCCTCCAAGAAAACCGCACGGGGCATTATCGAGCCCGTTAAAGCCGTCATCGATTGGCAACTCAGGGACGAAATAACGCCAACCACCGTGCAGGAAATGAAGGCGTCGTCACCCGTGCCCCTCGACCAACACCCACGCGAATTGATCGAGGATTTGTTCGACCCCGATGACCTCGTTTGCGCCGGTCGCGATGTCCGCCACTCTTTGATCCGTAAGACGCCCAAATGGCGGAATTGCCTAGCCATGAATACATGGCAGTTCATTTGCCCCAACCCCATGAAGTCCCTCGATGGGCGTCGCCAACGGCTGAATGTGGATCGCAAAGCCTATTTCGTGGTCGACATCGATGAGTTCAGTGCCGATTCCTTCGTCACGCCTATCGATCAGTGCATGACCGTGATCAATGAACTCGCGCTTAACATGCACCTCACCATGGTCGTCGCAACGGGCGGCAAAGGCGCTCATGGGTGGTTCTATATCGGTCATAGACCAGACAATCTCGAATCATGGATGGAGCAGGCCAGTAAACTAGGTGCTGACCCTGCCATGCTTACCCCCAACCAATGGGCCAGACTTCCAAACGGCACCCGTGAAAACGGCAAACGCCAACCTTTACTCTACCTAAACCCCACCAAACCAATCCGATAACATGGCCAGTATCAAAGCTACCAGCAAAGATGCTGGTCCCAATAAGTCAGAGGAAACGAAACCAGAAGCGCCTTCGATGCTGTCCTATATCCGCGCCATGATGGAGTACGATAAGGAACTCATGGCCAAGCCTTACGAGGAGTGCGTGAAGGAGGGCCTGACCGATGATGCCGATAGCACTGGGCTTGAAGTCGTCGATGACGATAAGGTTGCCGATATACCGCTAGAGTTCAAAGGCGCGTCGATCCTCGACTACTCCGAACGCGATATCGACCATTCCAAGACGCTGCTCGGTGAGCGCTTCCTCTGCGAAGAAGGGGCCATGCTGTTTATCGGTCCTAGCGGTATCGGCAAGTCCTCCGCTTCCGTTCAGCAAGACCTGCTCTGGGCGTGTGGCCGAGCTGCCTTTGGGATCGATCCTAGTCGCCCCCTGAAGATATTTACGTGCCAAGCAGAGAACGACGACGGTGATGTTATCGAGGCAGCACGGGGGACCGTGCGAGGGGTGACAGAGCGTGAAGGCGCTTTCACCCAGGAAGAACGCGACCTAATAATGGAGAATACCCATATCGAGCCCGTCTACAGTATGGGTGACGAGTTCCTCGAATACATCGAGCAGGTGATCAATGAGCGTGAGCTTGATATCCTTCGAATAGACCCATTGGGAGCATTCGCCGGGTTCGATTTGAAGAACGAGGACTACCTGCAACCATGGCTAAATCGGTGTCGGAAGGTCAGTCTTAACACAGGTTGCGCCATCATTATCAACCACCATACGCCGAAGACCAGCAACCGTAACACAGACGATTGGAAGGCCAATGATTGGATGTATGCCGGGGCCGGATCAGCGGCTTTAACGAACTGGGCACGCGCCATCCTGGTGATCGATCCAATCGACCGGAAGTATTTTAAGTTTATAGGAGCCAAGCGTGGACGCCGCTTAGGATGGCAAGATGAAGTGGGCCATATCGAAGATATACAAGTATTCAAGCATGCCGAAAACACCATTTATTGGGAGGCGGCAACACACGAAGACAAGGCCGAAACCGAGGGTAAGGCGACCGGGCCAGCGTGTGGAGGCAGAGGCCAAGGATGGGACATTGACGAGTTGAAGGGGTGGGTTGAGCGGATGTTAGAGGAAAAATCTGATATTTTTTCTAGCAAGAGTGAAATGATCATAAGCCTAGCCAACTTTATCGAGAGTAACATTGAGGGCAAAGCGCCTTCCGAAAAGACGTTGAAACGGTGTATTTCTGACGTGTTGGATAGAAAAATCGTAGTCGAATCCAAGTTCAAACGGGCCAGAGGCTCCATCGCAATCGGCTCTTTTAACGCCATTCAGTTAGTGGATGATGAGACTGAAAAGTCAAAAGGCCAACCTTCTGGATAGTTGTTTTTAACCGTAATCCAGTTAGGTAGGTAAGTTTATAAACCTACCTAGGTAAGTTTAGCCAGGCATCCCGATCCAGTTGGGTAGGGTAGGTGGGTAAGGACGTAGTCTTTTCTTACCCACCTCCCTAACTGACTGGGAGCATCGGGACGGGCCAGCTAAACGTACCCAACTGAAGGAATGAGGAGAGAAGGAGAAAAAGGCGGAAAAGAGGGAAAAGGCAGAATCATCACACACCCGAAAGGCGCAAAAAGAATGGCGCTGGCAAAGTCTTGGCGCGACGCTAAAATCCTAGCGATTCAAGAAAATGAAGAAAAGATGAAAAGGAGTTGCAAATGTTCTTACCGGGGCCAACTTGGTCTCACGCTGTAGGACGAGAAACCCTTCAGGCCAAAAGGCTCAATTGAGCTGGGATGGTTGCGGATAGCGCAAACCATGTTTCTCCCCAGTTCTATTGAGCCTTTATCATGTCTGCCACACTAGAAGCAAATTCACTGCTAGAACAACTAAAGCAAGTTCCACCGGAGAACTTTACAATATCGGATAGTCACACTTTTCTTAGGTTCGCCAAGCAAATCAAGGAAGCGCACGCTGATCCCGATGGCCTGGATAAGTTTTTTGTCTCTTTCGACAATATTTCATCAAGGGAAGGAAGATGGTTAACCTTCCACATAGGGCGAAGCGTGAAGACTGACGGCGTGGCCTCAAAAGACTGGGAATGGTACAAGATTGGTTACAGTCTCGATAAGGAACGCTTCTCCAATCATGCTGCGTTTCCGTCCACAACCACATGGCTCATGAAAGAAGCTGCCTACGCAAAGGTGAAAACTATTGCCACGAAAATAGGTGAGTCGCTCGACCAAGATTGCGAGTTCAAGCCTAAAGCTATTCATGTAGATTATCCGAATTTGCTTGTTTCCTGGAATGACATGGTAACCGAGGCACCATGGATATCGTTCAGGGTAGACCACGTCAGGTCGAATCCTACGAAGAGACAAAAGCCGGTAGTTGTCCTTGTGCCTGCTTACAACACAAAAGAAGGGCGCTTCGCTAAAACTGCCGGTAACACTTACAAGGGGATGTCAGTAGTGGAGAGAGCAGCAGTGGATGATCGTTGCTTGGACCTTGTCCAGTTCCTTAAATCACAAGGAGTGCTCTAATGCAGTTTAAGAAATTCGACTCAACCAAGAATCGCCAAAAGCAGGCGATGATGTTTGCCACGATAATTAAGGCCGTGAAGAAGCACCCATCCAACCGGGAAGCCATTCGGGTCATGGTCATTGAGGAAGCTTATGCCTATTATTCACCACAAAGCGAATTTGCCCGTCTCCGCGTCTCTGAACTAATTCGCGAAATGATCGATACGAAGTCGCTTAGAATCGACCGTGCAGCCGGGGTCATTTCTGTCACCGAGGAAGGTGAACGGATGTGCGAACTGAGCGAGACCATCATCACAGACGGGTGGCGTGAGACCAAGGAAGCGGCCTCCCTTTGACGTTTTGAGTAGTGATGTGGATTACATGTTCGAAATCACTGAACGCGAAAAAGCAGCAGGAACAGTCACGGGGTTGACCGGGATCACTGCCCTCGTTTATCGCAATCGCCTGAAACGCGCTTTGAAGCGCGGTAAGCTCGATAAAAAGCGAGCCTTCCGAGTGGGCAAGAAACGTGGAACAAGGCAAGGAGAGCGTTCAGAACGCAAGGCTTTCAGCAGGCGCGGCAATATGGCTTCCCAAAAAGCTAAAGCCCGCAAAAAGGGGTTCGCGGAAGGGATGGACCGGGCAGCGAAGAAACAAAACGAAATCCTCTCCGACTCTGAAAAGCGGATCAAAGCCGTAATTAAGAAGAGTAAGCGTTCTTAATCTTCGTCGGCCAACTCAGGGTCAATACCCCAGCACAAATCGTAAATTGGTTGAAGTTGCAATAATATTGACGCCTTGTTTTCTTCAGGTAGTTGGGCAATAGCCGCAGTGCCACCAACACTACGAAACCACCGCTCAAAGCCGGTCCCCACTGGCCGCAGAGTAGGGATGGCGCTATCTTTGCCATTTAGGCTATCAATCTCACCCTGCCGTATTACGCGGCCCATACGCATCGAGTGCTGAAGCTCACGGGCGCTAAGTCCTTCCTTCTTTGCCTTCTCAAGCCACTGATCGCGGTCTACGTCCTCCTTAGCCTCTTTGTTGGCGACATGGTAAATCTCAGCCGGCAGCGTTCGCTTGGAAGCAGGGGCCAAAGCAGCGCTCTCAGCACGCTGAACATCGTCAAAGGGCAGTTCCATTTGCTCAATAACATCATCGGCATCCGAGACGAACTTCTTCCTGCCGAACCGGATCGCATCCCCCAGGCAAGAGTGATATTGGGCCTTAACCTGGGCGAGCCCATGCATGAGCTGAGTCCAATCTTTCAGATTGGTTTCAGCAGGGATGCTAAGGCCATTACCACGGGGGGTATTAACAAAGGACAGTGAAAGGTTCATAAACAGGTACGTTTCTTTTTGTATTTGGATTTGCGCCAATGGGAGCGCTTTTGACTCACCCGGCAGGCATCACAACGCTTACGAGACTTGAGGTGAGGTGACACGAAATCGTGCAAATCGAGAATATCGACCCAAAGGCGAGCTGCCTTGGAAATGCTGGCCTTGCTAGTGGCGAATCTAGTAGCGGCCTGCTTCATCGTGCCGAGGCCAGCAATAGCGGGGAGGTTCATCGCGTAGCATAGGCCCAGTGCGCTGATACGGGGATTGGCGCTATCGAGTAACCCCGTGATGAGTCGGTCAACAATTTCATACTTCATTTTGTCCTCTTCGCTACTGACCGGGCCTTTATCATTGGCGTCACCTACAGCCATACTGGCGGGATCATGCTCTTCATGGAGCCCACCAGAGACTCGGCCATGATCATCAGCGAACTCTAAAAGTTCAGGGGATAATTGCGCCCTTTCTTCAAACGATAAGCCTTTTATCCATTTCTCGTATATTTCTTTCTCGGATGGCATAATTAAGTTGACAGCGCTTACCCGGTAAGACAACGTGTGTTTGTGTCAAGTCAAATTAAAAGGGCTGCGTACGTGAGGAATAAGGGCGAATTAACTCAACCCCTTGAAAAACCGTGGTGGTGGGTCAGAAGGCTCCCGTTAGGACTAGCACTTATCTAAGCGAAGCGGG